TGGTTCCATATCTGAGTGTGTTGAATTTTTTGGCGGTGGAACTTGGGAGGCTCTTGCACATAAGTCAGAAGCTGGTATCGGGTACGCCAAAGATGAAGAACATGACACCTTTGTTCCCCCAAAGCCTTATCCATCATGGCAAATCAACGACACTTATAATGGATGGAACCCGCCAGCAGGAAAAGAAAAACCCACTGATGGAAAAATATATGATTGGGTTGAAACTACTCAACAATGGGTAGAAAGAGATTAATATAACTAGGTATAAAAAGCCGTAAAGGGGAGACATATGGAACAAGGGGCGCCTGAACCAGGGGTAACACCACAGGACTGGCAAGAGTGGATAAAAGGAATGATGGAAAGATTCCCTCAAGAAGGGCAAATGCTTATTGATGGTATCGTTTCATCACGTATAGTTACTGAAAACAGAATACAGCTAGAGCAAATAGAGCAAAAGGCTACGGAGAAAAAAAATGCCAAAGGTCGGGGGTAAAAAATATCCCTATACAAAAACCGGTATAAAACAAGCAGCCGCTGCTCGCAAAAAGCAGAGTGCTAAGAAACCTGTGAAAAGAAAAAGGGGCAGGTAGTGACAACTAAACCAGAGAAGTCAACAAGTGAAATAAAAGATAGTGTTATTCAGGAAGATCCTGTCAGTCCTAAAAAGGATACTAAACCTAAGAAGAAACCAGCAAAGAAACGCACTAAGACTACGACTGCGAAAAGCAAACGACGTAAACCTGCTACTAAAACATTAAGTAAACCAGCTCCTCCGCCACCTCCTCTAACTATTGAGGAATTAAAAGAGCAAGGCAGAGAAGCTAAGCAGGAAATTGTAAATGCGGTTGTTGAACCTGCGCTTGAAGCTGCCGGTTCTTTGTCGCAAACAATCAGAGATACGATTAGCGGGGCCTTCTCAGGGCTTCTCAGTCGTAAACGTAGGTAGTAATGCACCCACTAGGCTGGCTATTCAAATACTTCTTTGCGTCAATTGTTGGCGCAGCTACAGTTGTGCAAGCAATTAAGATAGCTAAGTTTGAATTGGGGAACACTGTTGAGGGACTAATCTTTCGTGACGGTGTTCACCCTGATAAACACAAGAGGGATGATGAGTAGCTTTGACAGTTCAGTCATTGGTTTTCGCCGAAATATTTTCGGTAGAATAAACAAGTTAGGTGTTCTCAATTTCGGGAACACAAAGAAAAAATAAGAGGGCAACATGCCAAACGACCCAATCATCATAGGTATAGCAGTTATTGCAATCGCTGTTCTTGGTTATACAGCCATCAACGGAATGATGAGCAGTAGTAAAAGCAAAGACAAGACCGACAAGAGCGCATAGTCTATGAGCCTCTCCGCTTACGAGCGGGGGTTCAGGTTCGGTCAGCGGTTTAGAAACACCGTATTTCTGTGCATCTTAGCGTGGAGCATTGGAGCAGGTGCAACATTCTGGTGGCACCCAGAGGTGTTCGCTTTCCTGCTTGCTCCCGCAGAAGAGATGCTGTCTCCCTTTGAGGGAAGACCTGTCTTTACAGCACCCCAAGACATGTTCGGTTCTACCTTGAGCCTGTCTATGAAGGGTGGTCAGTTCGTAGCGTTCCCTGTGCTTGTTGTGGGTGCGCTAACAATGCTCAAGCCGTTTGTTCCACGGCGATTCTGGTTGTTTATAACAACGTACTCAGCAATATCTATTGCAATGTTCCTATTAGGTGCATCATTTGTATTCTGGGTAATGATGCCAGTGTCACTCCACTTCCTCTTGAACTTTGGTAGTGGCATAGCTGTCCCTGTAATCCTGCTTACAGAGTACATAGCCCTGTTGTTAAGCCTGTTGTTTTGGATAGGGATAGTGTTTGAGTTACCTATAGTGATGCAGCTACTGGCAAAGTTTAGGGTTGTCTCTTACTCAAAGGCCAGAAAGCTACGTAAGTGGATTGTTCCGACAGCTTTTATCTTTGCTGCTCTTATCACACCGTCACTAGATGGAACACTTACATTCTTAGTTGCCCTCCCTATGCTGATTCTCTACGAGATAGGCTTGATAGCAGGGTGGCTTACTGATCGTGAAGGTAATTACTTTGCTGACCTACCAATGGTTCAAAACATCTATCAATTAATACGTAAGATATACAAGGTAGTTAAATCAAGAGTAATGAGGGTTGTCTACAAGATGCGTTCAACGATAAGGTTAGCAGTACAGGTAGTTCAGCGTGGCGGTAGGAAAATCGTACACTATTGGAAGCGGTTGGGCTACTAACTATTTGCAGGCCGCTCTGTTGATCTCTGGTTACAGGGCGACCGCCCTCTGCGCCTCTCGTCGGCATCAGTCCCCGGCGAGGGGCGTTTGGCTATTGACACCAGTCGCACATATAAGCGCCTATGAAACCAACAACGGCGTAGATAGCTACGAGTATTAGTAATGCGAATAGGTCTGTCATTAATTGCGACTAAACTTTTCTGGAGTATTCAGCTCAACATCTCCTGGTAGGCTGTCGTCGGACAGCTCGCCTTTAATCATGCTTGAGGGTACATAAAACATGCATCCGCAATCGAAATTAACAAAAAGGTAAGTACCCTCGCCATCTGTTAAAGAGTGTTCTTCATCTACATCACCGCCAATCTCTTCGTGCACACTCATTAGAGGGTACATCCATAAGCCTGGGTCCCAGTTAGAAGCTGTCTCTTCAGACATCCCAACTTTTTGTGCGCATGACATCTGCACTATTGGCTGCTTGCTTTTATTCATAGTGTAGACCCTACTGTTACAAAGACAGGGGTGTGTTCACCCACGTATGCGCCACTTACATTGAACTCAAAGTATTCAATGGCTTCTTCTTGTGACATGTCTCTTGCAAGAATTTCAATGCACTTGTTGTAATCGTATACCGCTACGTCGAATGTGAACCTGTTACCCATACCGATCATGGCTTCAGAGAATCCATCTGCTAGTAACGCTTTTCCAGTAAAGTTCATTCGAAATTTTTCCTTTGGTCAATCGCCCTTGCCATTAGCTGTTTAATTTTTTTCTATAGCTTCACGCAGGTTGTACGGGTTGTAATCTGCTTTCTCTTCGTTACATTTTTTACAAAGCATTTGCAAATTATCTTGGGTATTCGTCCCGCCCTTAGCTAGTGGAATGATGTGATCTATTGTTAGGTTGCTGACAGCCCCGCAGGACGCACAGAACCGGCGTCGGCGTCTGGACATGCGGGAGCGCTGCTTGCGCTTCTGTGCGCTGCTTATACGGCTCAAATCAAATCCTTTCTAAGGACATTCTAAACCATGGGCGCATAAAGAATACATGCCAAACTGCTAGGACAGTTTTAAAAGGTAAAGTTTGGCACTTACAAGACGTTTTGGTTACGCCTTCTAATGTCCGCCTCTACAGCACGTGTTACGTTTGCAAGTAGTGCTTCTATATACACGGTAGCGTCCATAAGTTCCTCTTGTAACTCTAGTAGCCAGTCAACTTCACTGTAGTCTCTACGTGTAGTGTCTACGCCATACTTACTCTTTGCGTTACTGCTACGTGCTGCTATTTTCTTACGGACGGCTTCTACGTTAGGGTCAAGCTCTGTTACTTCGAAGTTTTTGTCCATTTTACAAAGTCCTCTGCTCGCATAAGTACGTAATGGTCAATCTTTTGTACTTTGGTGCGGTTAGTGATGCAGACAAGCGGGATTTTATCCACGCCTTCATGCTCTAGGCTGTGCTCTTGTGCTGCGACAGCTTGATCTACTGCCGTAGACAGCCGGGTGCTCATTACGTTGCCGTACTTTACCTCTATTGCAAACTCATCATGGCTGACGTCCGGGGCAGCCCCGCGAGACCTGCCTGTGACAGGGACACGTGCGCCACCAAGTAATTCAGCCCACCATCGCTCCCATTTTTTCCACGTAGCTGAGGGCTTAGGCATAATCCTTCTACTTTCTAGGTACTGTAGGGGTCCCCCTAAAGGGGGACTCCCTAGACATCTGTCGTATACCATGAATGATGTTGCTCGCTTCAAAAGTTTTATTTACTCGCTCGCAACACATTCCTACATCAGTTACTTGATAGACCAAACCTTTCTCACCTTGCCTGTTGTCATGTCAATCGTTTGATTGTATCCAGTCCCACGTTTCAAAGCCTTGCTTACGGCGTCATGTGATACATGCTTGCCAGTGCTTCCGTCATTGAGTTCTTCAACTATCTCAGCGATTGTTCTATGATTGCCGTCTTTCAGCAAGCGCTCCACCTGGTACGGCACGGGCAGGCCTGCGGCGAGCTGGGTCATAGACATAACCGATGTTTTAGTAAACCTGATTGTGTCTTCCCCGTGATCTATGCGTATAGCAAGTGGTGCCTGTAGTTTGAAGCCGTTAGCTTTCCTATGCTCTAAGCCTACTGTTAGATAGTCAGCGTCAGGGAGTTGCTCGTTACTCATACGCCACACAGATCTAGCATAGTTCCACCAGAACGCAGACCCGAAAGGTTTCTTTGCGTCTTCTTTACTTACGTGTGCAAGTATTAGTGCAGGTCTACCTACCTGACGTAAGGCTCTGAACAAAGCCTTTGGTGCTTCCACATCGTTTACGTCGTCAGACGCAGCCGGAACAGCCGAATCAACAACTAAGAACACGCACTCATCTTCCTCGGCTTTCTTTTCTATCTCATCAGCCATGCCTGACAGATTGTCTTGGCATGGTACATACGTAAGGTCAAAGTCTTCATTGGTTAGGTACTCCCCGTTCGGTCCTACAGGACCCAGCCCTTTAGCTATCTTGTTTACCATGTCCAAGACGTCCTCTTCATCAGACTCCCAGTCTAGGTACATAGCATTGCCTGTAATGTCCGGCTGCACACCGGGGACAATCTCTAGTCCTGATGCAACAGACATACAGATAGCAACAGCAAGCGTTGACTTACCTGAGCCACCGTCCGCATACAGCACGGACGGCTTGAGCGCAGGGGTTAGTGGCTTTACAGCCCACCTTGACGCTTCACTAGGTTGACTCTTACGCAAATCTATAAACTCCGTAGCTGCTTCTACACTGAATGTAACTAGCCGTGCCGCGGCTGACAGCATCTCTAACCACGGGCGCTCTTCGCGCTTAGCTAAAGCCCTGACTAACTCTGTAGTCTTGCTTGTAGATAGCGTGTCGTAACGTACAGGTCCTATAAGGTAGCCAAGATCGGTTGACTCGATTGTCACCTGTGTTGTTACACTTGTGCGCCCTTTGTACGGACGGTCAAACGACATGGTTACTCCTTCGTCAGGGAACATAACCGTGACTAGCCCTGACTCACTGATTCTTACAAGCGGGTCTTTGATCTTCACCCCTAAATGGCTGCGTATCTTTGACTGCTCGTAGCGAGTAACACTCTTGACTACCCTTGCAAGGTCTGACATCTGCATAGGTGGAGTGCACCTATCAGCAAACGTAGCAAGGGTAGACATGATTATGTCAGGCTGTACACCTCTGCTATGGAAGTAACCTGCTAGACGTGTAGCCATTTGGTCTCGCTGTCCCTGAGTAACACCCTGCTCTAAGGCTTCGGTTACCCACGGAGCACCTGAGCCTGTGAGAGGGCTATAGTTCTTAGTGGACTTCCTGCCAAGCAGTTCATCAGGTATGTCGTTCCAGAATACAGGTGGAAGATTCTTGCTGACCTTGTACACTTTTTCGCCTACTGTAGACGGCGGGGCTACAACGTATCCACCTGTGCTCCGTATATCTACATGGTCTATGATGCTTGTGCTTTGCTTCAAGTCCGGCGTGAACTGGAAGTAGTAGTGCAAGCCGTTAGGCGTGCGTACCACTCTAGTCTCAGGCAGGTTTACATCTGCTTCAACGATAGCCATAGCCCCTGCCCTGCCGTCGATATCGAGAACGCTGAGACCGCTGATCTCCCCAGTCACGATACCTACGTTAGCTTCAGGCACAGCTTCCCAAATCTTCAGCACCTCATCTTTAGACAGCCGTGTTTTTTGTAGCTGCGCCCATGAGTTTTGCAAAGGAGTCTTCTCGTTCGGGTTCAACGGGATTACCGACATGCCTTCGTTTACATACTGGAGCGCAGCATCTAGTTTCGGATTGGCTTTACGGGGTGGCATCTTCCGACCTGTCTCGCCATACCTGCGTCATGCCTGAACCATCTGCTAGTGTGTGATGGCGTAAGTGGGAGTCCCACAGTGACCACCTTTGTCTAGCAGAGTTCAACCGACGAACTGTTGGACAGGTCTCCCTGCTGCCTGAGCAGCAGTCGTTCACCCTAAACCCAGAACCTGAAACCAATGCAGCCAATGCTGCCGTTTCCGGGTGCCGGGCTTTACCCCGGCGCCCAGTTGTGACAAGTGCAGCAGTTACCTCTGCTTCTGTCATAGGCGTGATACTACTCACGATGGTGTAGTCCTTTCTGACTATAAGTCGTGCTATTTGTTTTCCGCGTAGTTGATTATGGATTTCCACTGTTCGGCTGACAGGTCAGACCAATCTGATGGAAGTGAAAGTGCTTCTCGTATCTCTTCACTTGCTGCTATAGGGCTGTCCCAGTTGCTTGTAAGCATCGCTACAGCCTTTTGCTTTAGGCTGTCTATGCTTTCCTCTGTTTTCCACGGAACTGATTCCACCAGCTCAGCTAAAGGATCTCCAGCTTCCGTACTCTCAGGTGCCTGGGCTTCAGGTTCTGTAACCTCAGGAAGTTCCTGCTCTAGCAGCCACTCGAATGGAGTTCTACCCTTCATCGTCTCTGCAAGCGCACGGTTCCATAAGTCTTTCGCATCGTCGTATGAAAGCGGCCAAAGTCTGGTCCCGTCCCCATCAAAAATGCTCTCCGCTTCTTTACTGGCAAGCATGACTGTTATGTTGTTGAACGCCATGCTCATGTTGATGCGCTCTTGCTGCGTCAACCCACTACTTGGCTCTTGCTCCTTGCCTTCGGCTGTCTTGAAGACGGTAACAGGGGTTTCGTCAGAGACTTTCACACACCTGTATACGTCGTAGAACACCTTGTCACCTCTGCCGGGGTTCGCACTCAGGTCAACCTCAACCTTAGTGCCCTCTTCAAAGGGCGTGCCTTCCCACGGTATGCGTCCACTACCCTTGACGTAAGTGCCTTGCATATTCCATATAGGCTTGCGACCCTGACTATCTCGACCTGTGTCCTCTACGAACGAGTAACCTGTACCAAAATTCGTGAACACTTTGTCTATCGTAACCACTACCGTGTTGAATGTTTCACGGTTGTTGTTGATGGACTTCACGTTATGTGGCCATCTACTTGAGTAACTCATCACTCTGCTCCCCTGCTGCTTTCACAGCACTTGTATTTGTTGCTGTCATAACAACGTCACCGTCAGCGTTTAGAAACTCTGCGGTAAAGCCGTCTTCAGATACCCGCACTTCGGGTTGCTTAGTCATAACCATGCCGACGATGTCGGTCATAACTAACTCGCCGTCTTCACCTTCTTTCTTCCATACGAACTGTGCGTATGTCTGTTCTGCTGTAAAACCTTTGTTGAAACAAGGAGCACAGTAACCACGTATCATCTGCATACATGTCGGACACATCTGCTTCTTGTCGATCAGCCAGCTACCTCTTCTTACTGCCATCTAGTTCTTCTCCTTCACAGAAAAAGACGTAGACTCAGGTAGTCGTGCGGCTACTATAGCTTTGCCAACTTCTGATTCTACCCCGTACTTTATCAGGAGACTGCGTGCCTTCCTGCCATCTACCACCGTCTCTGTCTTTGGTGGCGTGTACTTTTCTATAACTAACTCTTCTGCGTCCTGAGGGTTTAGCAGTTCTCGTAAGGCAGTCATCTTACCGATATCGTACGACGCTCCACCTACACGACTGATCGACAGCTTAGAGTGCGGTAACTCTCTGCCCTTGTTGGCAAGCAGTCTTTTATGTATCTCGTAGCTGACTGCGCCTATCGCACTTCGGTAAGTGCGAGCGCCTTCCTTCAATCCTTGTAGCAGAAACCCAATGGACTCATCGTCCAGAGACGCACACTCTGCTGCTACCTCAAGAAGGTTGTTGTTGTTTTGCACGTTTGATAGCTTCCTTTCTATGCTTCGGGCTTCCCCGCCATGAATTGTATTGTGCCATAGGTATGCTGTTTAGGTGGTCTTTCTCTAGCCCACATTTCTTGCATACACCCGGCGACGTAGGACCACCTTCAGGTGGCTCGATAATGAAGTGGTGAACACACCCCTTAGTCTTCGCTTTCATTGAATTGGACTCCTCCTACTCCTACAGCGAATACAAGTGTCGTAAGTGCCGCGCACTCACGTTGGAACTTCTTTGTAAGACGCACAAATTTTGTACGCTTTTCTGCGTAGTCAGACGGGGCGTTTGGTGGCGTAGCGTTGGAGTGCTCATGGTTTATGAGCGGGTCACTACTTATCTCACACTGGCACAAAGGGATAAGGGAATAGTTCTCACTCCCGAACAACTTAGCCAACTGTCTATGATACTCGTGCCCCAACATTCCAAGTGCTTGAAGGTACTCATCTGAGCCGTTCATCATCGTCGCAAACGCAGGGCTACTCGCGAAGCCTTTAGCTGTGTTTATTAGCCCTTTAGCTGCGCCTATCTTGCCACGTATTACCTCCTTGAGACTTTCAACAGCCTCGTCCGGTATGCCTGACTGTCTTGCAGCTTCTGCTGCTGCTTCAATCTGCTCTTCGAGTGGCATTGAGGGGTCTATTGCAAACCCTGCCACCTTCGACACCTCAAAGCCACCCGCTTCCTCACTTGGGGGGTCAGGTAGCTTTTGCAAGTCCTCTTCCAAGAAGGATAGGTCAAACGGCTCCTTCTTGTTATCGTCTTGATTTTTTTCTGGAGTTTCCATACATACTCTTTCTATGCTATCGCTTACTGACGTACCTCAGCAAGGAATCTCATTGTGTTTTGTAGGTTGTAAAGTTCATCTTCGCTACTAATGTTCACGCTACTTTCGGACGGGAATATCGTGTCCATGTTAGAGAGGTCGTGCCCTATCAAGACAGAAGCAAACCTTAGTCCGTCACGTATGAACCCGTAATTCACGGCTTTTGTGCACTCACTATAGTTTGGATATCCATCTGTAATAAGCACGGCTGCAGACGCTCCTATATCAGACAGGATAACCTGCTTCAAGAACAAAGCGCCTGTGCAGGTTGGCGTACCTCCACCTAAAGTTCTACTCACCTCATCGTGTGTCGGCTGTTGCCCTGTAGGATTTGTGGCTATCGTAGCAGAGCACGAACCAGTCCCTCTCCCAGACGAGTATGAGTACACACTAGACTCAGGGAAAGCCTTCATAATTGCACCGGCTGCTTGCCATGCCAACCATGCAGGTGAGCGCAAGTTGGTGTTGTACATGTAGCCTCTGCGACGGCGACCATAATTTGCGCAACGGGAACAGGGGCAGCCCATAGACCCGCTCATGTCCACCATGATCGCCACCTTGCCACGCACTTTAGGGTTGTCCTCAAAGACAGCCGTGTCCCCAAGCATACCTAAGCGCCATATGTCACGACTAGGCATACCTTTGAACTTATTTTTCGTCTTGCCCCAGAGACCACGTGTCTCATCAAGCACCAGTGTTGTAGCTGAGCCAAGTTCAATCGGCTCTGATCTCACCTGCCTTACATCAGAGAAGAGATGTTCCTGTCCTTTGATGTTTACAGCTTTCTTAGGTCCGACTACATCGTGCCCTATGCCGTCACCATCTGACCGATCTGCTTCTGCCTCTTGGTTTTTGACAGCCTTGATCTCGTCACGCTTTTGCTTGTCTTTGGTTTGGACTTTCTCAAGCAAGCCTCCTGGGTCTACGCTCCCGTTACCCGGCGGTGGTCTACGAAAGTTCTCAGGTCGTGACATGTTCAGGTACTCTGCGATCTCAGCAGACAAACCGATCAGGCTCTCCTGATCGTCTGCGCCTATGGCTGTTGTGATTCGCTTCCCGAACTTCTTACGCACCTTATCCATAATTGGGTGTGCGTTAGGTGAAGGCACGTCTATCCCTATACGTAGCATCTCTGTCCGCAAGTTGCTTCCAGTTATTGCTTGCTCGGCAGTTATAGGCGCCGGGTCTGGACGCTTGCTTACTGCCGAGTAGAACTCTTGCATAATCTTGCCGTTGTGATAATGATCGGCTGCTTTATGTGCAGTCCTCACGTTCTCCAACGTATCCCATATGCTTGCTACGTCTGAACCGACCGCTTCCTTGAGTGTTTCCGTAGCCCCTAGAGGGCTGAACTTAGCCCGCCCTGCACCAAGCAGCTTAGCTTCAAAGCTAGACTGCCGTGGCAGGTACACCTCAGCCTGACGATGAGCATAGTCGTTCCTATTTACGGCGTCCCCGTACTGATCGTCAAGCCCACGCCCCGCTGCTATGTCACTTGCGTCACGCTCTGCGTCACGCTTGATCTTCGCCCTACCACCGCCAGATATCATACCGAAGAACGAACCGTAGTCCGAAAATCGGGTGTCTCTGGATTTTTTCTTAGGCATATACCCTCCTACTTACTGCCTTGTATACCACTGATCGCTTGTAAGATTTCCTCAGGCGTCATCTTGGCGATAGTAGCTGCTACGTTCTTAGCTTCTTGCGGTTCTGCTACCTGCTTAGGCTTAGGTGCAGGAGCATTTACTGCGTTGTTGGGGAACATAGCAGAGTTTCCCATCACCACTTTATTGCTAGCCGGGTCAAAGTGAGCACGTGCACCTGTGAGTAAGGCTGACACCTCACCATACTTAGGTGTGATCGTGTACTCAATCGCTTGAAGTGGCGTAAATCCACGCATGGTCATTTCCGCAGCAGCAGTCAGGTCACCAGTGTTTATGTTGGTGCTTGTTGCTTCACGTGCATCATCTACCCATGACGTAAACCGCTTCACCCTGTCAGCCTGCTCGGTTGTGCCGTCCCCAAGTATGTACGTTAGTGCCTTCTCTTCGTCTGCGAGTGGCTGATCTACCGTACGCACCCATTTGAACCTGCGCAGGAAAGCCTTGTCTAAGTTCTGAGACAGGTAGCCTTTGCCGGGTGGGTTAGCCGTAGCAATAACCGAGAACTTATCCGACACAGGAACCTGCGCCTCACCGTTCTCAGGCAGAGACCAGTACGCACCGACCGAATCCATAACACCGTACATACGTGACATGAACTCCTGCGGTCCGCGTGTAGCCTCTTCAAGCATGAACGTCTTGCCTTCACGAACAGCGTTCGTAAACGCACCGTCCTGCCACTCAATCGTAACGCCACCGCCTTCAACAGGTGACGGTCTCCACTGTCCCACCAAGTCCCGTATGTCCATACCTGGGTGAGCGTTCACAGCAACGAACGGGTTGCCGAGAATCTTCATCACAGTCTGGACGATGAAGGTCTTACCCCAACCTGTGCCACCGAGCAGGAGCCTGTGCAGTCCGTCTGTACGGCACAAGTCCCACGCAATTTCTTTGCCCAGATCGTTGAAAAACCGACCCTGCTCTTCGAGTTCACCCAGCTTAGCCGTAAACTCCTGATGTGTAATAGACACGTATGTCCTTTCTAGGGCTGTTGCCCTTGCTTATCGTTCCATTCTTTTGCAGCTTTCTCAGACACCTTATGCGGGGAAGCCATCGCATCTATGAACCCACGTAACCTGCCTAAGTCTACGTACAGGTTCTGCAAGTCCTCTCGCTTAGGGTCTTCCCTGTTTAGCATGTACCTAGCTGAATTCTCAGCTGCTATAGCGTGATTCAGCACAGAGTCAACTCTGGCAGACACCCCTAGCAATGTGAACAAGTCAGACACACGCACTTCCAGTTGATTGATAGCCCCGTCACTACGTTTGAGAGTAACCTCACATAATACCTCATCACCTACGTTATGTTCTAAGACATGTGACGTAAGCATGCTTATGTTCTGCTCCGTTTGCTTGCCCGAATACTCATGTCGCAAATGGTTGTAATGCACGTCTCTAGCTGTCACCCTTACCTAACCTTTCCGTGTCTGTATATGGCGTCCCCGCCTACCGTCAGACACACCGGCAGACGGGGACTAAAATCTAGGCTGCTGCTTCTGCTGCCTTCTGTATCGCAGCTATCGCCTTACGTACACGGGTTTCTGGCTTGCCCTTGAAGCCGTTCACCTTCCGTGCAATCGCCTTGTATGCAGCATGTAGCTGCTCAGCGTTGGAGCGGGACTCAAGTTCCTTCACCAACGTGTGTCGTGCGACGCCTTTTGTAGGTACACCGAGTACCTGACCTAAGATCAATCGCTGCTCACTTCGTGTTGCCATGTCGTATATCCTTTCACGATGCTAATGGCTTTCGAGAACAAAATTTTTGGGGTTCATCACCTCTCCCCTTTTATCCTCTTTCACTTTGTTCAAGAGGAGAAAAGGTGGAGAGGGTGATAGGGTCGGAGTTCAAACCTCGAATTTGTGTGCGCCTACCTGCTTGGCTATTTCCGTCAGTTTTTCTTCCGTAGTTGCGACCATGACGTACGCCGTGTAGTCGCTCAACGCATCTTGTAACTGCTCCGCAAGCGTTTCAGGTAACCGCACCTGCTTCTCTGATTTGTAGTTCCAGCTACGCACCTGTTCCCACGGGTGCAAGTACCAAACCTCATTCCTTTGCTTGTCTGCATACTCGCGCTTGCGCTTGTATGCCAACTTAGCTTTCTCGGTAATCTCATACGTGTCCGCATCATCTAAGAACATGAACACAAGATCACGCAACTTGGTTCGTGGTTCACCACGTGTCACGTCGTGAACATCTCTTGGGTGCGGAACTAAAGACGCAAGTTCCTCGTACCCGCCTACGTAATCAACAGCTATTCGCACCGCAGATTTGCTAACATCGTCCTGTATACGTTCGACTGCGTACTCTAGGTGCTCTGCCGCGTCACTGTACGTAATTTCCTCTGGCGATTCCGCAATTTGCTTAGCCCTACGTAACAGTGCGTCCCCTATCCACCTAACCATCTGCTCGCGCCTTTGAACAGATATGCTGGCGCCCTTGCGCTTAGTTACTGACTTCTCGTATGCCATATGTATGTGTCTACCTTTCATGGCTATGTGTTGGTGGTGATACCCACCCAGAGGGACACAAGCCGGAAAGGTAGCTTATGCCCCTGTGGGTAGGTGACAGCACGAACTGTCACTCACCCTTGCCCTTACTGCTAGTCACGTAGCATTACGCACTCCCTTCAGACGGAACGATACGGAACTCGTCTTTGCTGTAGCCGTGATCTGGCTCACGCTCACCCGTAGCTATCTGACTGTCAATTTCTGACATGTACCCGTCAAGCTCAGCTTGCGCTTCGGCTTCCGTGTCGTACGTTAGGGGCACAACTTCCCCCTTGCCGTTCTGAGTTGTAGACGCATTTACCCACCCGTCTAGCCACGTGTAGTGCTGTATCTCAAATGTCATCAGTTCCAGCCTCGTGCACCCATCTTGAAACATCTACAAAACGGTCTGTATTAGTTTCAATCCACTGTTTGCCAGTGGCTAGGTCCGTAACATCTACATTCTGGTACACAGCTACCTGCAAGGGCGAACCATCATCAGGTAGCCAGAAGTTTACTTCTAGCATCGACTCATCAAGCCCGTCCCACCAATCTACCTCACACCCATCATCTACCCACCGTTGGTGAGATTTCTGTAAGCTGTTCTTTATCATTCTGCTAAGCCGTCCTTTCTAGTCCAATATAGCCACGCGGCTTTCCACGCACCGCTACGTAGTACGTACGGCAACTCTCCTGTGTCGTAGATCAATTTGTAGTTAGTTGCGACCCCCGCAGGTTCATCTGTGAACACGTTTGTGTACGCCAGTATGACCTCAACGGGTGGGTCAGCTTCCCCGCCTACCTCATACACGCCATCGTTAGCGACAATCTGATCGACTATCGCTTTATCCTGAACACTTGACATACGTACCTTAGCCTGCTTTCTCTGATGTAATGCTGTCTTCGTCTACTGCCCAGCCGAACGACGCCCAGCGCATCGCAGTAGGGGGTCTTAGCCCTGCTAATTCCACTGTCATGCCCTTACCGTCGTACATACCCTCAGGGGAGGGCATCATAGCTTCGGCGCTATAAGTGGGAAATGCTTGGTCGTACCTGAGCATGTCCGCAGGGAACGGATACTTTCCGCTCACCGTGTACCTATATATCCGCATGGCTTAGCCACCTTTCACTAATTGTTGGTTCACACTTACGTCGTCCGGATCACCCTGCATAGCCACACGCATAATTGCATGGGTAGCCCTGCGTGGCTTCTTGCTAAAGCCCCACCACTTAGCGAGCGTCAAGCTACGCTTTAGGTGACGGCGAATCCAATTTGCTTGCTCAGGGGTTACGTCACCTGCGTACCCTGGCTCAAGTAGCGCAATGTCGCTATCAACCGGTGCCGATAGAACTTGTGCCTTCGTGTATACCTGCGTCTTCATGTCAAACCTTTCCAAAATTTCAACTTTATGCCCCCTCCGCTTTTTCCTACCCTTCATTTCATTCAGGGTAGGATAAAAGCGGGGTGGCTAACCTCAGCTTCCCAACTTACGCTACGTCGTACTCAGGTACGTCGTTTGAAGTAGGGTCAAATTCGTTGCAGTCCCAGCACCACTTACGCCCACATGCCGAGTCGTACATACTTACGTACTCGCCGTCGTCATGCTTCCAGTACATCTGGGAGCCACCTCCGCAATCCATGTCCGTAATGGGTACGCCGTCCGCGTCCGTCATGTCAGCTTCTAACCTAATGGCAAGCTGATGCCATTGCTCGTAGGCGGCTACGATATCACTACCCATATAGCGATCCTTACCTGCCTCGTCTATCACGTAGAACGTGACCATAGTCAATACTATCCTTTCCTATGCCGTGTCATGTGTACATGTGTACCCATGTGTAGCAAGCTGAACTATTGCTCAGATTGCTACACATGAGCAGGACGCCTGAGCGTCCTACCCACACTGCGGGGTGGTATACACCACCCTGCGTTGTACGGTAATTCGACCATGATAAATTTCGTCCACTATGTGTTGCCACATGTCACGAAGCAGTTCCACTGACGGAGAATGTCCGTACTTGTCATACGTAGCCTTACGTACGGCTTCAGTCCACGGCACCAAACTTTGGCGGGTTGCAAATTCAGCACCGTACACGACCTGCATATCTACGAGCATAATTACGTCGTCATCGTCCGCGACCCACGTACCCTTCGCTTTCAATTCCATTTTCATACCTTTCCATATGTGCTCATGGCGTACACTGCGTACCCATGTACGGAGAGCCAAATCACTCGACTTGACGCTCCGTACATAGGCGGGTGTGTCTCCACACCCACCCTGTACCTGCCTACGATGCAGAGTCTTCGATCATGTCCTCATGTGCGGCTACGTAGGTTTGTAGTGCCTGCACTACAGGTTGGAAGTTGGCAACCTCAACTTCCAGCTTTGCGACACGTTGGGATATGTCCGCAAGTGAGTGCACCTCCGACGTAGGTGCAGGTGCCGTAGGTGTAGGCGCCTTAGCGTCACGTTCGATTTTTGCCAAACGGTTTTTCAAGGCTTGCCCCTTTAGGGGGTTGCCGTTTTTATCGACGTGGGTCACCGTAGCCGGGTCTACGTACCCGCTCGTTACTCGCACACGGCTTGCAGAACGCACCTTGTTGTCCTGCTGAGCCACAGGCTCTTCAGCCTGCCGTGCGTCACGGCGTACGGTGCGAGGCTTCGATGCCCAGCCTCGAATTGCCGAATCTTCGATTACGGAAGGCTTTGCCTTAGCCTTCGCCTTAGGTGCCGTAGGTGATGCAACTGCATATGCCGTCTGCATAGCTGTGCACCATGTGATGTGACGCTTTGCGCCGTTGACACCAAAGGTGCCTTTTCGTCGTCCCTGATGTGTAGGACATGCGAACTTCTCGCCGTCCGTGATGGAAGCCAAAAACTCTTCCATTGTGCTCGTAGCTACCTGAGCTACCTGTGCCGTGCCTGTCATGTTGTGATCGCCTTTCCTGCGATTTGGATCCGACCCTGTGCCGAATCACTTTTTCAACTATGACATATTTGGAGACTGATTTGCTATGCGACGCACCCAACGTAGCGTGCCAATCGAAGATTGTCCTAGGCGGGCACGATCCCGGGCGGGACAAATAGCGCGCACGCGAGGCTGAGGCTAACCATAACGGTCAAAAAATATGCCAAAAATCTGCTATATTTGACAGCGGTGCTATAACCTGTGCGCACATGAAGTGGAGTGCATAATGCGCACCTACTTAGTGCACAATCAGCACATGAGAATACTATTCTGGCGGGTACTGATGAGCAATCTACGGCGAGGACAAAGCGATTTGAACAGCACCAAGCATGGCGGTGCTCCAACGAAGTTGACAGCGAAGATTCATAGAGCCATCGTCGCTTCCGTACGAAACGGTAACTATGTAGGCACGGCAGCAAAAGCTGCTGGTGTTGCACGTAGCACGGTTTCGGCGTGGAAGCGAAAAGCTGACTCAGGGATTGAGCCATACGCTAGGCTATTTGCTGAAATCGAAGCAGTCTCTGCTAAAGCAGAGGAGGAGACAGTTTCGGAACTACGCAGTAACCCTGACTGGAGAGCCAAAGCATGGTGGCTTGAGCACGGTCCGATGCGGGAAGCATGGCGCACGGACTCAGCGGGACAAGCTACCGAATTGGCTGTGGCACTACTAGATCAGCTACGAACTAGGTCAGTTGCTCAGCAAGCTGAGCAGCCGATGCTGGAGGAAGCCTCGTACACAGACGACGACGTAGTCGTCACGACGCGCACGGCTGAGGCTCAACAACCAAAGCACTAGTCGAAGACTAGGACAGCATGCAATAACATGCCGTAAGGCATGACACGGAAGCCCTTGCAATCAGTCGCAGACTACAGATCCAGTGATGGCGGTGTGGCGGTGTGGTGGTGGTGTAGGCGGTGGTGGAGACAGCAGCTAGCGAGCAGCAAGGACGGAAGTCATTGAGGCGCAGGTAGATGTTGTTGTGGGTGGGGGTTAGCCTTGGGAATATTCGTCAGTGTCGTCTGGAGGGGACCCTCCTATATTTAATTCGTCATTTGGCCCCCTGTAGTAGACTAGCCTGGCTACAAAACAAAAAACCTGATGATTGAGAAGTGCTGTCAGCTTGTCCTGACAGTCACTTCGTCTAAACCTTTAGTAAGACATGTGTCTGAGTACTATAAGACATTTGTCTGATTGGGGGGACTATAGGGGGGATAGGGTACTTAGGTACTTAGGTACTGTTAGCAGGACATCCGCAGGGTTTAAGCCCTGCTACTGTCCATGCTAAGCTACTAGGGGGATAGGAGATCCAAGAGGAAAGGGGGAATCTTGAGAAAAACCGCCAGATTATATTTTGATGAAGACCTTGAGTGGCCTGATGAGGCGATTGCTAACATCCAAAAGCATATTGAGTCCAGTCTGATACGCTTAGACTTAGATCTAACCTGGGATGACGTAGAAATAAAGGTGTACTACTATGGTGGAGGCATTGAAGACGACCCAGATCACGGTAAATATCAGCGAGGAGCTGGTTTTTACGCCGAAGTTAGCGTTGAAGTGCAATAAACATGCTACTAACCGAAGACCGTAAGAACTTATTAGGCGCAATAAAGGATTTTGAAGGTTTACCAGTACATACATGGCATGAACAAGATGAAATCCTGGCTCATCCGGCACGTGTCCAACTTGTTGCGGGTGGTGAGCGTGCAGGTAAGAGCTTCCTTGGAGCACTCAAAGTCATCAGTCACCTTGACGAGTACCGTCGTGGAGATGTTGTCTGGCTCGTCGCAAGAGATTACGAGCGAACCCGCGCTGAATGGAACTATTTGCTTAACATGCTCAGCCAGCTTGGTCTCGTTGTCAGCTCATCCAAAAGGATCGACCCTGGCGTTATGGTCGTCAACTGCGGCTCCGCAGCCAGTCCTAACGATACGTTTGAAATCAAAACAAAATCAGCTAACGACTACCGAACCCTCGCTATGGAAGCTCCTCGTGGCATTGTTGCGTGTGAAGCCAGCCAGCTTGACCACGATAGCTACCTTAGACTTCGAGGTCGTATCGCAGAAAAACGTGGATGGCTCTTCATGGAAGGGACATTCGAGATGTCTCTTGGGTGGTACCCTTCCCAGTGGGAACAGTGGCAGTCTTACCCCAATGAACTCGATAGCCGCAGCTTCTCACTTCCCTCATGGACCAATCAACGTGTTTACCCCGGAGGTAGAGACGATGACGAGATCTTAGCGCTTGAGCGTGTTCACTCTGAGAATTGGTTTAACGAACGAATCGCTGGTGTTCCCGCTCCACCTAAAGGCCTTGTCCACCCGACATTTAAAACAGGAGTGCACGTAGATCCCGGATTAGCATATGTTGCAGGAGAACCTGTACACTTGTGGGTTGACCCAGGTTATTCACAGGTTACTCAATCAGCTTATGCTGTTGAGGCAGTCCAAATCATTGACGGACAGGTGAGGGTCTTTGATGAAGTGTTTATGAGGGCTAATAGTTCCGGGGCTATTACAACAGAAGATGTTATCGACAGGTGCCGCAGTAACTTTTGGTGGAAAGATGTAAAGCATGGAGTAATTGACGTTGCCGCGAAAAACCTGAGTGAAGTTAGACCGATAGATGTCTGGTTAAATTATGGTGGGCTATATATGGCAACCGACCAAAATCGTGTAGGTATCCTTGACGGTATTGAGCGGTATAACTCATTCTTAAAAATAGACCCGATTACTAATGAACCTAAGATGGTTTTTTCTGAAAGATGTAAAGGGGTTCTTAGTGAAATGGGTGGCACGGTTAACCCGTTTGATGAACAGGTTCATGTATATTCTTGGAAGACAGATAGAGAAGGCAACGTAGTAGGCAAAGTACCTAGAGATGCTTTTAACCATGGTATAAAAGCTATAACGTATGGGTTAGTATCTAATTACGGTGTCACAAAAACCGCCCTGGGGTCCAAGCGAATTAAAGTAAAACGGTGGGCATAGATGGCAAAAATAGACGACCTGCTTCGAAAAATGCAGGATATGTGGGACTCGAACGGCTTTACAAACCGTAGGACTCGCATGGAAGAGGATTATCGCCTCTATACTCTTGAACCCTATGACGCCGGTGACGGATATCAGTCTTATACATCTAACGCCCCTAAAGTTACCGCCGATAAGATCATTAGCTGGATGAATGATTCGCGAATGATCGTAACCACCCCCTTCGGGCAACGCCTTGATACCAGAGACTCTGGTGACTCCAAAGAAAAATATATCGTAGGCGCTATGAACATGGCGGACTCTCGTTTAATCGCAAGGGGAATGTTGCCGTCTAAAAACCAACTAGCAGCGCATATAGTTCTCAGAGGTTGGTTTGCAGGGCGTGCTGTCTTAAATAAACGAAAAGACAAAACCTATGTAGACATTACCCCGTTTGATCCTTTACGAGTAGTCTTCGAGCAAGACGATGACGGAATTATCTGGCTTGCTTATCGGACACTAAGATCATCACAGACAATTAAACAGCTATACAACGTCGACGTTCCTGAACCAACTAACTCCGAATACGACGATGAGTTTGGTGTAGCTGTTTGGGATTACTATGATCGCGAACAACATGCGATTGTAATTGACGGGCAAGCCCCACGATGGGGTAAAAAGCCTCTTCCTCACGGGGTGACAAACACTGAAGGCGAAGGCGTAGCGCCTGTGTTTGTTGGCCCTGTAGGGATTACTCCTTGGATTCAAGGTGTATACGGAGACGCAGATAAGACTAGCGATTACGGAGAGTCAGTCTTTTCAGCTAACCGGAATCTATTTGAAGAATACAACTTTGTTATGAGTGCCACTAAGACACTTGTCCGAAGAGGTGTAAGACAGCCTTATGTAATCGAGTCTCCAGATGGAACTCAAACTTTGGACACAGATCCATGGCAAGACGGCACAGAGGTTCCACTTCCTGCAGGCACCCAAATCAAACCAATGCCTGAAATAAAAATGCCGACAGATACTCCGGCGTTTCAGGCTTTAGTTTCTGGGGAGATACAAAGAGGCGGACTATCTAACGTCCATATGGGTGAGTTGCCTTTTGCGATTTCTGGATATGCAGCGAACGTAGTTCGCGAAGGATCTGCCCACCAACTTGAGCCTAGGCTAAAAGCTTTAAGTAGTGCATTTACCCAGATCGGTGAACTACTTGCAATGCAATATATTTCAAATAAGTTTGGGAAACTCAAACTATCAGGGCGATTAAATGACCTTACCGACCAGTTTGATGAAGAGATTGACCCTGAGCAAGTTGAAGATGGCGGGAGAGTAGAGGTTGAGTTTAAGCCAAACTCAGGATTAGAAGATCCTCAGAGAATAGCCACAGCCCAAATGCTAAGAGAAGGGGAGAACCCTCTAGCCCCTGATGACTGGATTTGGGAAAACGTCCTGGAAGTTTCAGACACAGAACAATTTAAAACAGCTATTAGCGCACAAAAAGCAAACTTAGGGGACCCTAAGGTGCAGCTAATGAATATGATTACAGCTCTGTTAAAATCTGGCGAAGACAATAAGGCGATGATATATATCGACTTACTGATGAAGACAGTTGAACAAGAGAGAATGACTGAGCAAATGCAAGCAGCACAGTTCCAAGCAGCGCAACTTCAGGCTAGTTTGCCTCCACAAATGGGTGGCGGACAACCTGCGCAACCTGCTAGTCTTGGTGTTCAAGCAGGGGCGATACCTCAAGCTCAATTTACAGGATCTTCTGGAGTGCCGCAGCAGGCGGCTCCTGGGGAAGCAGGCGGTCCATCAATCGAAGCCGTGCTTAATGCTATCGGCTTAAGTGAAGGATAGCTTTTATGAAATTATATGAAGTTGAGTCGGCCAGTGGTATCACCTATGTTAGAGCGCCTAGCATGGAAGCTGCAGAAGCATACGCTGCGGCAACCTTTCAAAACTACAGTGGCATCAGGGAAGCAGCTACCAACAACCCGATGCCTCTTGGGGGTTCTAGAGTAGGCGCAGGAATTTTTGCAGTAGATGCTAATGGCAATGGTCGTGCAGTCGGAACGCTTAATACGGACAATGATTTTGCACGTCTAATAGACATGGGGAATAACGCGGAGCTAACCTTCGACTCATTTGCAAATAATATAGCCCAAGACCCCTCATTTATGTCTGCTCCGGTTAATATGCCAGCCAACCTTGGAGCCCCAGGAGCAGCAGGAGATGGAGGCCCCGGCGGGGACTTTGGATCTACAAATGAAAATGTAGGAAATACAGACGGGATTTCCCTTACTGATTTTGCTGGCATTGGCTCTGGCTATAAACCTGATACAGATCCAGCTTGGGCAAATCCAGTGGCAGGATTTTTACATGGTCTTGGTTTTTCGCCTGGGTCAGGATATGACTGGGACAGCCCGGGAGCAGGGTTCCGGTTTATTAGAAACATGGCTGGTTCTGCGCCAGGGGTTGCGGCTGCACAAAACTTTGCCGACTTTTACAGAGGCATGATGGGTCAGGGAGGATTAAACGCTGAAGATACATTGGCGTTTACGCCTACAACTTTTGGTCAAAGATTGTCTGGGATGACGAATTTAGGCCGTGAAGGGTATAAGGGAGATTTCCGCAAAGGAATGACTGGGCTGGGACAGCTGGGACTGCAAGCATTAGGCAGTCTTGGCTATTTAGGTGGCTTAGGGTCAGATGTTGGAACAGGAGATACTGCTGCAAGAAAGTTTGTTAACCCTTTGACATCCTCTGAGCTTGAGTCAGGCGATATAGCCAGCCTAGTAACCTCTGCTCTTACAGGCGCAGGACTTTCTCCTTACTTTTCAGGGCCAGTTTATGCCAGTGATATAAACGATTTGTATACCCGATATGTTGGTCTGAACCCTCAATCATTTGGGTCGGGTGCGATTACCGATACTGAAGCGGGCAACTTTCTAAACTTTGTTCGAGGGCACTATGGCTTAGATAAGTTCCCTAGCCCTTTTTAAGGATTAAATATGGCTTTTGAGTTAGACCCAAGTGTTAATCCTTGGCTTAGGTTTTTAGAAGATCAACCAAAAACAGCTTTTCTTGGAGCTGCCCAACCTTGGCTTGCAGGCGCTGGAAACACCCGAGCGAACCAGCGAAGCATTGAAGATGTTTTCCAGCAAACTCTAGCTGACTTTCAAACAGAGTTAGGTAGGCGTGCCCTTTCTAATGAAAATCCAGATTTACTATACTCTGAGTTTGTAGGGGGGTTGAAGCCTATGGACTTTACTCGTAGGTTTGCGCGTGTAACAGACGCCATTCCTTCTACGCAAAGATTTAATCCAAGGACACGAAGATTATATTTCAGTTAAATGACTACAGATTTACGCGGCTTCAGGCCAGCAGGAAATCCATACAGAGGCCCTCAAAGCGCACCGCCCCTAAAACCATATGGTAGAGCCGGGATGGGGTCAGGGGCTGGCGGACCTGGTCTTAACTTAGAAGATCTTGCACGACGTAGGCAAATTCAGGCTCAAGCAAGAAGGCAAGCCCAAGGCCCTCCTCAGCAGCCAAAAGGTCAAGAGTTACAGTCTTATCAAGAATCAGCCTTTGTTGGACCTCTATGGGAAAACTACATGGAGGAAATGGCGGATGTCTTTGGTAGAGCTTTAGGCTCTGAGGTTGACATTAAGATAGAAAACCCTGAGAAGTTTGGCGGGGTAGTTAAAGCTGTTACAGATCTTAAAAAAGGCTGGCAAGAGCAGGGCTTAGGTGAAGTTGAAGCAGGTAATGCTGCGTTCCACACAATCTTTGAGGCCATGCTGCCCGGATTAAATTATAACGCTAATGCTGTTGCTCCCGGATTAAACTTTAAACTTGCAGAAGATCCTTTAAAAGCAGCCTTCCCTCCCCCTCCTCCTCCTCCAGAACCTACACAGTTTGAGCGTTTAGCTGCAGTAATTGGAAACCCAATGTTACGAGCATCCGGGCTTATGGGTGATAGTGGTCCTGGGTTGCACGGATTATCAACCGCGGATGCGGCAAGGGGATTTGTAAACCCTCTTACCCCAATAATTCCTGAATCATTTGTAGGGGACGCTGGTGGGGCAAACCGTGTTGCTCGCCAAGCCCTCCGAGATCTTTCGTCTCCAGCGGCTTTAGCTATTACTGCAGGAGCGCCTGCAGCAGGAGGTGCAATAGCAAGGGGCTTAGCTCCTAAGGTTGCAGGTCAGGCTTGGAATAGTAGGTACTTTGCACCAAAGCTACTTAAAGCAGTAGCCGAGCCTATACCTGGCAGTTATGGAAGAAATGTTCTAGCTGAAGGTATGGGTGAAGCAGGGGCATCTCTTGCCATACGTGCATTAGAAGACCAGGGAAAACTACCTGAATCTATACCTGGACAAATCGCAATTGGACTTGGTGGAGGACTTACTGGCTTTACTACCGGTGCCTTAACTCCGCCAGCGGTAGGAGCGGCACGCAGAGGTCTAGGCAATTTAAGCCCGACATCATTAGTCGATCCTGACTTTAGAGGAATAGCAGATCTGCCTCCTGAAGGACCAGCTAGAGATAGTTGGATGCTAGAGGAATTGCTAGGAAAGTACCGCCTAGAAGCTAACCCTTATCTTACTAGAAGTGGCGGCGGGCGAGTAGTGTCTCAAGGGCCTCTGACCGAGGAGGGGCAAGCTTTAAAAGACGCATCAGAAAAGATGCTAGAAAACCCCGAACTATTAGAAGAGCAAGTGCGGGTAATGAGAACCGTTGAGCCGATGTATGGAGGTACAGGAGCACAAAGAAGAACGGGAACTGCTGACCTAATGCGAGATGAATACGGCGAGATTATACCTATGGATCTCGGTACGGCAACGGTCAGGGATACCGAGGGCAACCCTATCGCTTCCCCTATGCCTTTTTCTGAAGAAACTACAGCGAAGTATGTAACAGACACAGGCATGGTTCTGAGCCAGGACGCTGAAGGAAATGTCGTTGGAGATATCCAAGGAGGGGCGTTCCGAGCCGGGTTATATGACCCTGTAAAATCTCCAGACCACGGGGTAGGTAGTTTCGGGACCACTTACTCAAGGGACACAGTTATAACACCAGATAATTTTGGAAGATGGATAGAAGATAGGTCCCCTGAGGAAATAGCCTCGCCGTATACAAGAGGATTTGTATCGAGAACTGGTCCTGATGGTATGCCTCTACCAGAGGGGGAGAAGAGAACAGCGCATTTTGAAGTAAAGCTAGCTAAGGGTAATTATGAGGAAGACCAAGGCTATTATGTTAATGAAGTTGTACTAGATGAATCTGGGCAACCCAGAAAGCTTAGCCAAGAAGAAGCCAATGAGATTTGGGGTGCGAGAGAGTATCAACTTAAGCCTGACCCTAAAGACCCTAATGTGATGTTAACCCAAAAAGATACGCAGGGAAGGCCTGTTCTCGCCTTAGACCCAGATGGCCAGCCAATACGGAGAGCGCCTGAACCAAACCAATTTATAAAGGATGCTGAAGGAAATATCACAGGACTGAAACGAATACTAATTAGTCTTCGCAAAACGTATGGTGGTACCCAAAAACATGAGGGAGTATTTGAGGGGGGTCCATATAAAGGCGCCTCAAAAATAGGTGAGTACAACTACCATTTTGACGTATACGGCTATGACCCTTCATTCGCCAGTTACACAGTAGGTGAAAGCCGGCGTCCTATAGCTGGACAGCAAAGACGTGTAGACCTTGGAGGCTTCGACCAGAAAAACGCTCTAGGCAGAAAAGGCCTAGCTCAAGCATTAGAAAAAATTATGGACCTGCAAAAAGCTAAGGGGTGGGAGGAGCTTGTTGGATTTGTAGGTTCAAGGATTCATGGCGCTCGAAATACTGTTTACACTTCAGCTAATGAAATACATAAGGGCGCAAGAAACAGGACCCCAGGCACGCGTGCTGGGGAATTTGAGATCGACCCTGAAACTGGACGAAAAGTAGGATATGACGAAGGCAGAAAGGCAAGAAAGGCAATTAATGCTGAATCATTTGCAAGGGGTCCTGTCAGCACAATCGTCAGAACCTGGGATGATGTAGCGATAGGACTTGCCAGGTCGTTCCCGACACTAACAGATAGGGAGGTTCTTGGTGCAGTAGCTTTTATGAGGGCAAGGGCTAAAACTGCGAGGGATAGCTGGGATGCAGACCCGGAAACCCGAGGTAAGTATAAATCTGATGTAGATTGGGCACGTGAAAGAATTGCAGGGTTTAACGCAGACGGCTTAATTTTAATGAAAGACGGGAGGGTTCTAAGCCCAGATCTTAAAACAGGCTTAGGGGCGGCTGTCCAATCAAAGACCAACGTAATGCTAGGTGCTAGCCAACCAGGCTTTACCGTGGAGGTTATAGGCAACCCTGGAACCATAGAAAAAATTAGTCTGTTTGGTCGTAAAGTAGTGCGTGCTGTAGTGTCGTCTAATTTTGGGAGACTGGACCCCCAGCGGCAGATAAGTCAACAGATTATAGATACAGACCCTAAACTTCAGAAAGAACTAATTCAAGACAGAGTAAGAACTGAGTCAATAAAAGAGAAGGCGCTTGGTTGGGACCCGCTAGCACAGCAAGCGGGATTGTCGAAGCCTTTAGAACTATATCGACCTCCGTGGGATCGAAGAGATTCAGGTAGAAATTGGCACCCTCTCTTAGAGCCAAAAGACAGCGTATGGCGTAAACGCTTTGATGAGGAATTGGGGGCTATGTGGCATGAGCTGGGCCATATCATCAGGAAGGACATCTACGACTTAGATCCTAACGCTTATTTTGTTCTTAAAAGCTTTTCGATGAGTAAGGAAGAATTTGATAAGTCAACTTATAAGCACCCTCTCTTAGAGCCTAATGCGGAATCGGTGCAGCCACCCATAGAAGGTGCTGCTATTTTTTCACGGCAAGAAGGACTTTTCACAGAATGGCAAAAAACGCCCGATGAGTATCTAGGTTATGATAATTGGTCACAGGAAGCTGAAGAAAAATTTGCAGCAGGCTTTTTAAGTTACATACTTGACCATGAAGGCTGGAGGCTTAACACAAGAAATTTTGGACAGCTTGAGAAAAACAACCTTGCAAAAGTATTTGACTTTGTAGGTAGGTGGCTACGAGATATAGGGCGCCTTACTCAAGACGCGCTTGATGAAGGCTTTACGGCAGGCAGGGTTAGCCTAAATGAAACAGAGTACCGTGCTTACGATCAGCTAATTACTACAGTAAAAGATAAGAGAACGCTACTTGGGCCTGAAAGTGGAATTGGGGGACAATCAGGACTCACTGTTTCAACCCCTGAAATGAGAGAGTATACAGGCCTGCCTCGCTTCCCTGAAGGGATGCCGCTAGACCAGAGGAGGATTATAGACGCACGTGCAAACCCTAGAGAGGGTGATGTTTCGCAGCCTTTGATGGACCGGAACATACAAGAAGGTACCGTTCCGTACCAAAGGCTGGCACCTGACGCTCCTTCTGGACCGACAAGGCCCCGCTATGATGAACTAGGTTTCGAGTTAGACCCTGATGAAGATGCAGATCTATTAGTACTTCGGGACTTCCTAGATGAAGATGCAGACTTTGGTGGACATGAAGATGTTGCAGCAGATCTACATGATGAAAGAATCCGCAGGCAGCTTGAAGTTCAGCGACGGCCTGTAAACAGAACCCCGCCGCCACCGGCAGTCAGGCCTGCAATTTTTGACCTAGCCACAACTTCTGTCAATGAAAATAATTACTGGAACCCCCTCCGGTCAGATGGGCAACGTAGCTCGGCGATAATGTTCGGAGGTTCCCGTAACGCTGGTAGCGAGCCACCAATTGAACTTGAACGAAGAGGTCGTAGCACGATTATAGCGCGCGAGATAATTGACCGTCGGGAGCCAAGAAGAAACCCTGATGAGCGTAGCTTTGCAGTTCTAGATCAGAATTGGTTTAATGAAGACATTGCGCCGTTGGCCTATATTCATTTCACCAGGCTCCCAAGAAATCAGGCAGCTTCCCGAGGCTTTATTGATAACGCTAAGGTATGGGAAGTTAGCGTAATGACTAGAGACCCGGGTGTACAAAGGGAGTTGCAATCGGTAGATGCCGCAAGGCGCTACGGGTTGGATGTTAGGAATGTAGCGAATGACTCGCATATAGGTGACTGGATAGAAAAGATAGCGACTGACCGTAATTATAAAAGTGATACTAGCTGGGCAATAAATAACGTAGTTGGGTATACCCGCCCTAATGACCTTCCGTCAGGCCATCGCCTAAATGATATTCCATATGTGCTAGACGGTGACTTTAATATAATAGAAGCCTCTTCAGATCGCCCCCCTACTGGTGCGGATGAAGTTGCCCTACTGGCTTCACGGAGAGAGCAAAACCTTGACGATCTTCCTGAAGCAGATCTAAGTTTTATAGACCGTGCCCAAACTCCAGCAGAAGCAGCTAGTCCTTACGGTCAGATAAATGCTCAAAATGTAAGTCTTGAAGACAGGCACTCACAGGCAGTATTTGCTGCTAGGCAAAGGCGAGGGTATGCAGACCCTACTAACCCAAGTGACATTGAACTTGAAAAGAAATCATGGAAAGGACGCCAGATTCCGTTTGAAGATGCAGACAGGCTTCTTAAAGGTAGCGTCAGAGAAAAAGGCATAGCGGCTATTGGGGATCGACGCGCTGCAACTGAAGACACTATTGCACGTAGACGTGAAGAAAATCGCATGCTGGTAGGTAGAGGCGCTGGAGTTCGTAGCGACCCCAGATATGCAGGGCGAGAATCTGCTGCTCGTGCCAGTTCCGCCTTAACTCCAAAAGGCGCAAGAGATGTAACCGATATTAAGTTTGAGCCTTTAGATCCAGCAGAATTTACTGAAGCCGATCTTCACATAGTCTTTGAGTGGATAAATAGAAACCCAAAGATGCGGGAGTACACGAAGCACAATACTACTAGGGCGGTATTCAAGCTAATTGACGGTGAAAACATAACCCGGTTTGATATTGTCAGGCTTAGAGAGGTTTTTGGAAAAGAGTTAACTGCCTCACTGTTTGATACTCGGGGCTTCAAACGTAAAGCCTTTGACGAAATCATGGATATCCTTGGGATTCCGCGGCTATTGCTAGCAACCCTTGATTTCTCAGCTCCTCTTCGACAAGGTTTGCTTTCACTTGGAGGACACCCTGTTCGATGGACAAAAACAACAGGACCCGCATTTAGGGCTGCCTTAAGTGGTAAATACGAAGAAGGCTTACGTGCTCGCAGAGAAAACCATGCAAACTACGCGCTATTTACTGGGCAGACTGATCGTCTTCCTGAGCAAGGAGGAGGCTTTGGGTTACACCAAACTGATCCAGAGGCCGGAATGACAGACAGAGAAGAAGCTTTTATGTCTCGCTTCTTACAAAATATGCCTAATAGAGCAGGAAAAATCCCTGTTATTGGTGAAGTGGCTAAGCCTTTATTAAAAGGTATGGGTCAAGTCATGGGGTACCCTATCCGCTTTTCTGATCGAGGCTACAACTCTTTCTTAAATGAGCTTAGGTTTAACCTTATGAATGATGCTTGGGAAAACTGGAAAGCATCAGGTAAGGGCTTTAACCAAGACGGGTCACCTACTATGCAAACGATACAAGATGGGAAGCATCTAGCTAGGTGGTTTAATATCTCAACAGGTCGAGGGGATCTAGGAGCGGCAGAGCCTCTTGCCCCCCTTCTTGCAAACATTTTGTTCTCTCCAAGGTTAGCTGCTGCAAGATTAGAGACTCCGTACGAGCTACTTAGGTGGGACCACTCAATGAGAGTGAAGCAACACGTAGTACGTGATGTGGCTGGAACGACAATGCTTGGCACAACTGTTCTTGGTCTTGCTGCTATGGCAGGGGTTGATGTAGACCTTGACCCAACATCTTCAGACTTTGGCCGTATGCAAATTGGAAACACTCGTATTGATATCTGGGGTGGATTCCAACCGCTTGTACGGACATTCTTTAGAATTGCGCAACAAAGAAGAAAGTCAACGGGAACAGGCAAAAGCACAGACTTAAGCAATGAAGATCTCTTTAATGAGTTCTGGAGCTTCTGGCGAAATAAGCTAGCACCTATACCTGGGTTTGCCGCAGACCTTCTAGGAGGAGGAACCTTTACAGGTGATGAGATTAACTGGGAAGAAGAGAATGTAAAACGTGAACTGTGGAATAGGTTTGTTCCATTAATGCTTCAAGACTTAGAAGAGGCTTATTCAGAAGATGGAATAAGGGGCGCATGGCTTGCTGTCCCATCGTTCTTTGGCACCTCAGTTATTTCATACCAAGGTGTTGAAGAGTTAGCCCGGAGAGATTACAAGTATCCAGATGGGCGGACTCCCGCTAGAGGTGTTGACCGGCTTAGAGAACCTACGTACTCAATGTTCCAAGACCTTCCTCCTTTCTTGCAAGATCACGCAATCTACATGAACAAGTTTGAGACCAATCGTAGTGAGACAGAGTTCTCTGAGTTAATCGAAAGTATTGACCATGAATACTGGACAGAGCTGGTAGGAATCGTTAGTAATACAGAAACTTCTGACTCGGTTAAAGTGTCTCAGTATTTTAATGCAGGAAACACGCGCTCTGATAAAAGAGCAGGAGCTTTTGAAGCTCAGTATGGGGCATTTGAAGGAACTCGGGACGAGCCTAGGGACAATAACGAAAAAGCGCTTCAGCAGTATTACCAAATGATTGAGGATTCTACAGATGCAGACTTTTCTTTTAATAGTGAATACTTCAACGCAACCTTTGACTCACTTCTAGCGACATGGACTCCTGAGCAAGAGGAATGGGTTCGCGCTAACACCAACACTAAAGATATTCCAAAGGCTATGTTTGATCTTTTACCTGACAAGCAAAAAGAGAACATCGAAAAGTCTAATGCTGCGAGAAAATCTTTAATTCAAAAATGGGCTAAGTCTCCAGATGAAATTGCAGAAGAGCAAGCCGGAGCTGCCCCAGACGTGGACATAACTCTATCTGAAATAGAGCGCAGGCAACTTGAGATAGATCAGCGCAGAGAAGCGCACAGGTCAGAGGCAGGGCTAGAGGCTGTGCCACCACGTAAAAAAGAATTAGATCCTTTAGGTCGTGAAGTTATCCCTCCAATATGGGAACGGGAGCCTGCTCTTACCCGGTAGTATTAAACATCTGTTAGTATTTTTATGAACATCGGATATCACCCTTAGTGGTACACGAGGAGAAAAAAAGAATATGGTCAACAAAGGACCCGAACAGGAACAGCAATCTCTTCCAGATGACTTGTTAGAAGTTGACACCTACGTCCAAGAAGAACCGGAAGGAACTCTCACGCGAGATGTAGCCGCTGGGGTAGGTAATGAGGACGCAAGGCGCAATGATGGCGGAAATCAAGAAGGGACGGTTGCAGCCGACCGGAACGCCAATGTAGACACCGCGCAGGCTGGGCCTGAACAAGCTCTGTACGAAACGCCGGGATTTAAAGAATATCAATCTAAAACAGACCAGCGTATTGCACAGTTGCAAGGTCAGGTAGAGCAAGCAAATCAAGCGCAACAGATGCAACGACGACAAGCCGAAGTCGAGCAACTGGAAAACACTGTCCAAGCGTGGAAACACCAGCAGTATCAGGCTTTGATCGACCGTGGGGTTGAGGACGCAACGGCGCAAGAAATTGCAAACGCGTACGGCGACCTTGCCAAGCAGAGCTATCTCGCCAATAAGGGAGCTACCTCTGCTGAAGCGCAAACATCAACTGCACAAGGACAGGTAGCTGAACAAGTTAAAAAAGCACGCGCTTATGAGCTTTCTGCACAGTATCAAGTACCGTTCAATGAGTTAGCAGGAATCAATGACCCTAACTATATGGAAACCCACGCTAAGAATTTAGCTAGGATGGCAAAGTTAGAAGGTCAACTTTCTGGTCAAACCTCTGGACAGGTCTTTGATACAAGCCAACCCGCCACTGATGTCGCTCCATCAGATGCGGAGCGTATACTAGATGCTTATGCTGCTGGTGACTCTAGGGTCACTAGAGATATGGCAGCCGCTGCTTCAAAGCAGTTAGGGATGTCTATCTTTTAGCCGGTAGCAGGAAAATCAAAAATGGCTACACAACTTTCAACAACTAGCGTGTTGCAACAGATGTCTCGAATCATGCTTGTAAAAGCACGTGAGACTGAAGAGCACAACATGCCGGTTGTAAACTTGATTGAGAGATTCAATCTACCTAAGGGTCACTATCAACTTGATATTCCTAAGGTAGGACAGATGACTGCATCCGACCTGGATGAAGGCATCGACATGACCGATACGGAAGACATCAACCCGTCCATTGTTTCGGCAACGACGGCTGAGGTCGGCCTTAAGGTCATCGTAACTGACATTCTGCTTCGTCAGAATAACGAGTCAGTCTTTAGCATTATCGGTCGCCAGATGGGTACTGCTATGGCTCGCAAGAAGGACACTGACGCAATAGCGCTCTTCGTCGGACTTAACGGCGGAACTGAATTTGGTGCTGACGGTGCTGACTTTACGTTGGCTAACGCTTCGGCATGTATTGCGAAAGCTAAGGCAAACAAAATGGGGTCGCCTTTGTTTATTGTCCACCACCCTAATGCGATCTTTAAGTTCATTAGTGGCTTCTCTGGGCCTATCGCTTCTGGCGGTAACTTGCCCAAGCCGTTTGCGGCAGACGCTCTAGCGGACTTCTGGACTGGCATTAAGGTCAGCGGCGTACCGTTCTTTGAGGATGGAAACATTCAAAAGACATCGGGTGTTGACTCCGGATTCGGGGTCATCGCAAACAAGAACGCCATGGGCTACCTTGTTGCTAAGGGCAAGACTGAAGAGCGAGACCGAGACATCTCGCTTCGTGCATGGGAAGTCGTCGTTACTGAGGACTACAGCATGTTCGAGGTAGATGACACTCTTGGTGCCGCTTTGGAATACGAAATTGGTGACCACGCAACGTCATAAGTAAGTAGGTAAGTAATGCCCGGTAAAAAAATAAAGATTTCGGACGAGCTGCGAGAGACGCTTAGGCGCTCTGGCTATTCGCCTGTAACTATGCAGGTTGCAGGAGTCAAGAAAGTCACACTCTACAAAGAGTCTGATGGCCAATGGTTCCCTATGCCTAACATGCCGGGAGATCCTCACAGTCTCCAGAGGTACCTTTCTAGAGGTTTCCTTCTGGCACCACCTGGATCGAATACTACTGAACACCCTGACTACGTTGTTAGTAATCCTGAAGCAACACGGGAGGCCGACACGGTAAAGCCGAAGAAGCCTCCCGTGGATGCTGAAGAACAGGGCGAGTTCTTTTGCAATGTTTGTGATGATGGCAAGGTGTTTACATCAATGCTTGGCTTGAAGACACACAGGCGAAAGAGTAAAGTCCATAAAAGCGCTTTGAAGGCTGCGCCTAAAGTCCTTTAAAAGGTGTAACGATAGACCGAGCCTTTAATATCGGACTATCGCAGGTCTTAGAACCTGTAAAACTTATCCCAAGGAGGGATATTAAAATGGCATTTCCACCCGTAGTATCTGGTTCACCCGGATATGATAAAACCACTAGCACGACCCAGAAGCACCGCCTTGGAACCAAGATGGTGTACCCAGACGGGCGAGTCTTTTACTACTGCAAAGCTGCTGAAGCTATTACCGCTGGTTTAGTTACGATGGGTTCGCAATCTGCTACCGATCACGATGCTGACCTAGCTGTTGCTGAAGCCGCCGCTGTTGGAGCAACCCGAATAAAACTAACTAACGGTGGTTCTACTGCTATTACAGGTAGTGGTAAGTTCACAGGCGACTTTGCTACTCGTGGTGATTATGTAGATGGCTACATTTTCATTAACGACGATGCTGGGCAAGGGCAGATTTTCTCAATCGCAGACCACAGTACAGCAGCTACTAGCGCAACTTTGACGATTGATCTTGCTGACAACGAGTCAGTTCAGACTGCACTAACCACTTCATCTAAGGCTGGTCTTCATAAGCCTCTCGGTCATTCAGTAGAAATCTTTGACATCAGTGACATTGATGGCTCAGTTATGGGGATTCCAACCCATGACATTGCTTCAGGGGAATACTTCTGGAACCAAACAGCAGGACCAGCAGCAGTTTTATCTGTAGCAAGTCTTGTGCTTGGCAATGAAGCGTATACCTGTGGTACTGATGGAGCAGCAGGCCCATCCGCTTCTGATAACTCAGTAGAAGTAAGGCTTGGTGTAGTGCTTGCTGTTGAAGGCAACACGGACTATTCACTTATAGACCTTCAGGTTAGGTACTAAATTTAAAGGGGTTGGCTTACTCGATGGTCGGAGTAGGCTAGCCCCTTTCTTTATCTTCCCTTCGGGGTGGCGGTGAGCTTAGTTTTTAGCTCCCCAGGCTGCTTGGTGAACCGCTGAAAGGAATCATGGAACTCTCAGGCAAGAAGCGAATCATAGTCCCTCCCTCAACTACTGAAAGGTACGGATTCAAACATGTCGAAGAAGACACTTTTTTCGTCGGACCCCAAGCAACGCCGGTATACATTCCTGGCGCTTCTTCCCTCTACTCACAAGCACAACTTGATGAAATCCTTGCATGGCAGACGGAACGTGAAGAAGAAGCGTACAAAAAAGAACAAGAAAAAATTGCTGAAAGAGCTAATGTAACCGCAGATCAAGTAAGAGAGATGCGAGAAGCCTTGCAGGCCAGGGTAAAATGGGAAGACGACCGTAAGAGAGCCAGGGGAGAGCTACCGGCAGACCAGGGAGACATTCTCTAATGGCAGTAATGCAAGCAATCACACGCGTAGACACACGACAAGCAGTCGGAGAAGAACTGGGTGTCGTATATATAGGTGCAACTACGTCAGCAGCAGATACTTCTTCAGTTATCGACACCAACCTATTAGGAGGCACTAATGACCACGTTGGAAAGTGGGTTAGAGTTACTTCTGGGGGTGCTTCAGGTGAGACACGGCGAGTAACAGCTTTCAATGGATCTGGAGATCTTACGACAACTGCATTTAGTACAAACATTGCTTCTGGTGTCACGTTTGAACTGTGGGAAGCTCAGGCTGACCCCCGTGCTGTTGACCGTATGATTAACAGAGCTATCACACAGCGAACTTCTAGGGGGCTGGTTGTAGATGAAGACATGTCTCTGCACTCTCACGAGCGCACAACTAACTACGCTATCCCCGGCAGCTTAATTGGTATTACAGAGATCAGGTACAGGAACAAATTTGTAGGTGATGTACTAGATGACGCTATGAAGGCCTGGACCGAGTCAACTGGGACAAATGCAAGCACCTCTACTGATACAGAAGACTTTCGATACGGTAACGCTAGTATGCGTATCGACTACACAGGCTCTACTGATGGAATAATCCTTACATCTCAAAGTATCACCAGCGCAAATCTTTCAGCTCGGGACTATGTAGAGTTCTGGATAAAAGCTGATACCGCTACGGCTGCAGCAGATCTACGCTTAAGGCTTAGCGCATCCGCTAATGCGGGAGCGGAAACAGATTACGTGGATGTCCCTGCCCTTACTGCTCGTTCCTGGCAATACGTCAGGGTTGCTCTCAATAACCCCGAGAACAATACAGCGATTATTAGCATCGGGCTTGAATATAACGCTAATGCAAAAGCTAATACCATCTGGCTTAACCGTGTAAAAGCAACTACAGATAACATGGGAAACTGGGAAACACTTCAAAGAAGCCAATGGGATGTTGATCCCGAGGCAAATGAATTTCGTATCCTAAAGGATGGGCGTGACACTATGGGTAGCTCCTTAATGAATGTTATCGGCTACCGATTGCCAGCCCTTCCCTCTTCTGATTCTAGCTCAATAGAGTTGTCTCCAGATCTTATTAAGGCTCGTGTTATATCTCACGGCAAAATGTCTCTAACCCAGGGATCCAGGACGGACCGTGACAACTTACGCCAAGATGCTGAATACTGGGAGCGGCAAGCATCTATGGCGGAAGCAGGTCTTCCATTAATAAAAGCAGGGACAAAATTTGCATGAGGCTAAAGTCAGGCGCTACTAACGTAAGCTCGTCCGGTACTGCTGTACGCCTAAGTAATACAAACGAGATAGTTACTCGCATCTATTTATCAACACCTGCGGGCAACAGTTCTGTTGTTTACTTTGGGGACTCTACAGTTGAAGGGTCTAGTGGTGTAAGCGGGTTAATTGTTGTCAAAGGGACAGCGCCTACCGAGATTAACTTTAGCAAGGACGGTAAAGGCGGCATCCAATTTAAAGAATTATGGGTTGATGCCGCAACAAATGGTGACGATTTAATGTGGCTGGCGGTAATTGAATAATGGCTCTTCCATCAACATCTGTTTTAGCTGACGCCTCGGTTGTAGACGAAGACGAGATAGCTCTTGGGGGTTTTAGATTTAAGGTTGCTAGTGCGCCAAAGAGAATACTTACGTCTATACAAGCCCCACGTTTTACTATTGGAGATACACAGCGTGGCGCAGATCAACGGTCGTCTATCCTGACATGGAACGACTGGCGTGGCGGTATCGGAGTGCACCGTGGCACAGACTCAACCACGGCTGACCGTAGCTGGTGGTCTACTATGCAGACTCGCCATAAAGAACACCTTGTCTTGCCACGTAAAGCTGTAAAGACAGCAAATGTTGATAACACAGCAGGCCTTGTAAACATAATTACAGACTTAAATAACGAGGTTTACTGTGTAAAAAAAGACAAGGTTTTTAAGTACAACAACTCTACTGATTCTTGGGGGTCAGCTTTAGACACACTCCCTGGTGATGCTGTTAGTGCGATAACAGACCGGGTTAACGGTACGGTTTACATGATTATCTTCCACACAGGAGGGTATACGTACACAACAGACGGTGCATCTTTTACAGACAGGACAACTAACGGGATCTACGGAGTAATCTGGCGCAATCAATTATGGATGATCGACGATGACGGACTACTTAGGTCTAACTACGACATAACTGATGAAAACGCATGGGATGAAGACGCTCAACTACCTGTACCAAGTGGCTCCGTAACAGGGCTTTTTATATCTAGAGATGCGTTCGGAGAATTTGTTATCTATGCGGCAACAAAAAGAGGCGTGTTCTCTCACGATGCAGACAGTAAGTTGTGGCATCCAACAGAACCACGTTTTCCAAGACACACAAAAGGGGCATTGGGATCTAATGACTGGGCTGAAGCAATATATATACCAGTTGGTCTCTCGGTTTATAAGCGTGTTATCGGCTCTGGTGGAGCCACCTCTACCGTCATGGGGCCGGACAGAGACCACGGAGTGCCCTCCGACTATCGCGGATCAATTGCAACGTCCGCTGCGGCCCACAATGAATTGCTCGTCGGAACAGAAGTCTCAGCAGCCGATGAAATAGTTTTAAGCGGTGGTGCGATATCTAGCGGTCAGGGAAGCATGGCTTTCTTTACGCAAGATGACATAACAACTGTTGGCTACGCTGTAATCATGGGCTGGAACGATATCTCTTGGGAAGTGAAGTGGGTAGGAGGAGACTTTGGAACAAATGTTACCTCCATGTTTGTAACTGACGCCTACACAGCAAGCAACATAGATATCTATCGCTTATGGTGGGGCTATGGTGGGCTTGTTTACTACATAGACATTGAAGCAGACATAGTAAACCCAGACCAGGTTGCAAATCAGGTATACGCAACAGAGGGAACACATATCACCCCCTTCTTTGACGGAGGAGATGTAGTCCATGAAAAACTAGCCCTTGATGTCACCTTTATAACGAATAATCTTTCATCAGGGACTCGGGAAATTGCTGTTTACTACGCAACAGACTTCTCAAATACATGGACGTTATGGACAACCTTGACCACTAATGGAAAACAGACTGTAGCTTTTAAAGATAGTAGTAATAACCCTGTTGGTTTGTCGTTTTCTGAGATAGCTTTCAAGTTAGTATTTTCTGGTCAGGTAGACGCAACCACCTCCCCCGATCTACCAATGATGGAACTTAGGTGGCGTGAAAAACTGAACCCTAAATATGGTTGGCAGATAACTATTGACCATACAGAAAACTACGGAGGGTTAACACCAGATGAGCAAAGAGAGGCTATTCAAGCATGTGTAGCAAATCAAACATTGCTCCAGTTCACATATAAAAATGGTGATGCAGACCAAACTTATTGGGTAGATGCAACAAATCTAACCGGAGTTGAATCAACAGGGTTGGACAATGCTGGTGTAACCACCTTAAGTGTGGTGGAAACGTAATGGTTTTTGCTGCCGCCGTACCAACAAGCAAAGACTCAGGATCTGACCCTGAAATTGCAGTATTTAATGCGCTGCTACAGTTAGGAAAGAGGCCTGACAGGGACTTTATATTCCAAAGCAAGCAGTTCGGAGGGCGTGTAGAAAAAGGTGGGCGGATTGTAGACTTCCAATTTATTGAGCCACCAGACCTTGCTATTAACGTGCAAGGTATTTACTACCACTATGAAAAAGGCTCAGCAATTGTTCAATCTGATATTCAAACACGTTCTTTCCTAGCCTCTACAGGTGTTACCCTAATCTTTATAGACGAGGATGACGCTCTAACAAATGCTAAATACTATGTTCGAGAAGCACTAGAGTATCGAGACCATTCTCGCCTGGGTGCAGGAGCTTAACTATGACAGTCGATCTTTTAGGGTACGCTTTTAACTTAGCTGGATCACCAGTGGAGGGCGCAACAGCTCAGGTCCTCACTAAAAACACTACCACTCAAATAGCAACAGTTGACACTGACTCAAATGGTAAGTTTGAGTTCAGTGGCATTGCTGAAGGCTTGTATGACATCAAGGTCACGTCTGGTTCTTCTGTCCGCTGGCGAAAGTATGATGATGAAATCCAGACTGCCGTTATGGAAGCCGGATCTTTACGTCTACGTGGCACCAATGGCTCCTATGCGCATGTCTTCCAAGGCACCCCGACAGCCACTCGTACTATTACATTCCCAGATGCCTCAGGCACAGTCGCTCTCTCAGGTGGCACAGGTGACATTGCGGTCAATGACAATGTTGACTTCTCTCTTGGGTCAACATCAGGGGGTGATGCACTCCTGCGCTGGTCAACAGGTGACTCATCTAACGAAGCCCTTGTCCTTGGCTTAGGAGACACGAGCCAGCAGTTTCATATAACAGACAAGGCTGCGATAGCAACTGACTGGGCTAGATCAGCAGGTACTAACCCTGAATTAGCTATCCACAACAACGCCGCTCCAATTACCGACTATCTTGCTATAGGCAACCACGACGGTACAACTGCATCTATTGATGTGGTTGGAGGCACAACACTATCCTTAAAGATAGGCGGTACAGCCGAAGCCACCCTTACAGCGTCTACTTTAGATGTGCAAAACAATGCGGTTACAACTACAGGAGTCGTTACTGCTGGTGGTTTTACTATTGGTAGCGCTGCAATAGTTGAGTCTGAGTTGGAGATGATAGACGGCATTACTGCCGGAACTGCTGCCGCTTCAAAAGCCCTTGTTTTAGATGCCAACAAAGACGTAGGAACTATCCGAAACCTAACTATAGATGGCACCTTTTCTGACGGGAACTACACCTTTGATACAAGCGGGAATGTATCTGGCTTAGGAACTATAGGTTCAGGTGCAATAACGTCTACAGGCACAAGTTCATTCGGTGCTGCTTCATTTTCAGGATTAATCACAGCCAACGGTG